CAACAGATTTCATTATCTGTCTTAGTGAGTAAATGTTTTTTGCTATGTTGTTATAATCTGCAAACAGCTCATTGTATTGAGTCATGTTCTTTGTAACATCATCTACGTTTTGTGTTTTAGTAGATATAATCTCCACTGTGGTTGCGTCAGGAACTAATTCATAAATAAAATCACCCGTAGCTATGTCTTTTTGTGATGTAGGCACGTAGTATTGATTGTTCATTCTAAATCCTGCACGCTCTACTCTTACACCGTTTTTATCTAAAAAACGTATTTGAACGGGGTCAGACTTATATTTTTGAATACCAAACTCTAACGCTGCTTTGGCATTCGTATTAACCATCTTATTGTAAGCTTCTTGTTCACGAGCATGATTTTTAACTCTATTTTCAAATGTTTTTATTTCTTGTGTTTGTAATATGTTTTGATTTATACCGATAGCTTGTGCAATAGCCGCCAATCTTCTAGCCTCCTCCTGCTGTTTAAAATTAATTTTACCAGCCTGTGCTTTTGCTTTTGCCGCTCTCTCTACTTGTGCGATCTTACCTACTTCATTAAGTAGTTGAGTTCCTGCCCCTGCGATTGCTGGAGCTATTCTACCACCAACTGTAGGTTTCATCAAAGCAAGACCAGCTTTTGCTAGTGCTAAATATTTATCACTCTTGTAACTTGGCGTTGGAAACATTGCATCAAGTTCTGCTTTTGTCTTTGCCTTTGGTGTTACAAGGTTTGCAAACTCTTCTCTATTTAACAAAAACTGCATTAAGTTAAGCTCAGGTTCTGGCCCTGGCTCTGGCAAATTAGTAAAAATACTTCCAGGTAAACTTGTCGGCATTGTGTTTACGCCAGCCCCTGTATTTGTAGTAACTCTGCCTATATTTTCTGGTTGCACAATATCCGTGCCACTACTTTCAGTGCCTACGTCAAATATATCTTCTTCTAAATTAGGATCAGGATACGTTACCATTAACTGCTCCCCTGATTACCAAATATAGATCCAAACGTTCCTAGACCAGATATACCTGCTCCTATCGCACCTAAGAGTGGATTAGTAAACGGTATAGGTTGTTCAATTGTTCTTTGTTGAGCAGAAGGAACTCTTGATAGTTGATCTTGTACAAATCTTAATCTAGCTAAAGGCTCCTGCTGTCTAGCTGTTGTTAATCTTAAATCTTCATCAGATAAAGCTTGCTGTCTAGCTTGTCTTTGTCCACCTATTGTTCCTAAGGTTCCTACTCCTTGTTGTCCTAGACCAAAACCTAATTGTCCAAGACCAGCTATGCCTTGTCCTAATTGTGCTTGCCCTGTTCCTACATTTAAAAACCCTTGAGCAGCTTGTCCTAATCCTTGTCCTGCTTGCCCTAAAGCTTGTCCTACACCTAAGTTTCTAGCTTGTGCTCTTTCAAAAGTATCCATCGCCTTTGCTTGAGCTTGTTGAAAATTTCTAGACAAATCTTCTGTTATTCTTCTTGATTTTATATCTTGTAAGTTTTTAGCCAACTCTGCTTCTTGCACCCCGAATCTAGATCCACCGAAAGCTCCAGCTCTTTGTGCTTGAGTTGCTAAATTTGCTTGTGCTTTTGCAGCCTCTTCATCCATCTGCTTTAAAGCCTGATTAGTTACATCAGCTTGATATTGATCGAAAAACTGTTGATAATTACTTTGACTAGGATCAAACTGTCCTTGAGCTGCTTGTAGCGCTGGTATGCCTTGTAAAGCAGTGCCCACACCCAATTGTGCAGTTGGCACCGCCTGAGCTGCAGTCTGCTGACCAGTTTGCATTCCTGCTAAAGCTTGATCTAAAAAAGGTTGAAAAGTTGCTTGACCAGTTCTTGTTACACCTCCTGTTGCAGGATCAAAAGTAAAACCTAGTTGTCTGGCAGCCTCTGCAAACCCTGCCTGTTGAAAGGGATCAAAGTCCGCTATGGTTCTTCCTTGTGGAACGATTGGTTGATCTGTCGCCGCAAAGACAGAATCCATTAAACGTCTTCTATAATCCTCTAAGAAAGGAGCTTCTCTTGATATTTGTGTGGTTACATTATCGCCGTTTGACATTAATCTGGTCCTTTCGAAGACTCTGGGTCTAATTTATTCATTAAATTGTACATTGCTTGTGGTCCACCAGCGTTCTCTACTGACTTAGCCGTGAACACAAACTCTCCATCACTTAACATAGCTGGTATCTTATCATCTTTTGGTCCACCTGGTCCATACACCATACCTCTTTTTTCTAATCCACCTAGTGCTAATCCAATAACACCACCTGTGTTAGCCTGTCTAACTTCATTAGACATACCACTCATGGGTATTGAAACAAGACCTGGATCAACTTTTCTATCCATATTAGCCATGTCTCTAATATTAAAAGCATCCATCAACTCTGATCTAGCATCAATCGGAGGAGCATCATCAAACATTTGTGCCACGCCACCCATAGCCATACCTCCACGTGTGGCAGCTACATTTTTATACTGACCAGTGGCAGTGTCATATCGTAGACCTTTTAACATATCTTCTGCTGGTGTAGGAGACAATCCATAATCAGCAGGATTAGGGTTTTCACCTCTAGCCTTTGCTGCATAGTAATCATCAACTGCACTTCTGTATTCTTTCGCTGCCGCAGGATCTTCTGGTGTGTCTCCTATCAGTGCTAAGTATGTTGCGAGCCCTGGGCCGAGAGTCGATGCTATTGATCCAAGTAACTTACCTTTGCCTGTTAATCCATCCTCATCATACAGACCTGTAAAAATGTCTGTCATTTTAAATCTACCGCCAGTGGCGTCTTCTGTTTGCTGCGCTAATGTGTTTAAACCTCTAATGTCAGCACCATAATCTCTACTAGCTTCTAAGGCTTGATTAGCCGTTAGACCTGAACTTTTAGCAGCTGCATCTGTAGCGTCCATAGTGCTCATTCTTGAACCTACTTGACCTCCAGTAGTATCAATTACATTACCAGCATCCGTGGTAACTGCATTTGGATTTAAAAACTGCTGTGCAAAATCAGTGCCTGCAACTTTACTAGCTCCTTGAGTCAAAGCCTGATTGGTGAGAAAAGACATGAGCGGGTTTTTTTGATACTGAGCTGTTAGTAAATTAGGCAAAAACTTGGTTGCCATTTGAACCATAGGGTTTGCTTTGCCAAAAAACGGCAATCCTGTTGCAAATCCTGCTGCTAAAGCTATAGCCTCTGGGCTATTTTTAAGTGTAGCTCTGACTTTTCTAAAAAAATTTTTAAACATGTACTCCTAGCAATTCATGATATTGTTAAAATGCAAGGAGGCTGCCTTGAAGATATGCCTAATTAATTGTATATTTATAGGCAAAATATTGATATATGACAACATATAAATGATAAGTTAGAAAGGAATTAGAAAATGCCAGAGCAGACAGAACATAGATTCGAGGCTATAAGGCCTTTTGGACCTACAATAATGGCAGGAACCTTGCCAGAAAGTTTAATTAAATTGTTGGATGATAAAGCACAACAAATTATGGATGATGAAAAAATGTCCAAGGATTTAGATTGGTCACATAACCTTGCTGGTAATGTAAAACAAGAAGTGAGGTACCCACAAGAGTGGCTATCATCAAATGAATTTAGTCCATTTAGTAGATCTTTAGACATGATTGTTAACAGATATTTAAGCTCACCTCCTAATTCAGACACAATTGATCCAAAAGAAGTAGAAGGATTAGTCATGACAAGTATGTGGTGTGTTTCACAGTGGGCTGGTGATTTTAATCCATCACACATACACGATGGTGACATATCTGGTATTATTTATCTTAGAATACCACCTAGTTTAGAAAAAGAATACGCACAAGAGGATCATTATCCTTGCGTTGGTGATGTTCAATGGCAGTGTGGTCAAGCATCTACTTTTAATGGACATCAATTTAAAGTAACACCAAAGGTTGGACAAATTTATATATTTCCTGCATGGCTAACACATATAGTTTACCCATTTAGAACTCCTAATGAAGAAAGAAGATCAGTGTCTTTCAACATAGATGTGAAAAGAAAAAAAGGTAGACAGTTTGCGCCATCTAAGATCAATAATGATTAAAGTTTTTGACTAGTCATACAATCGCGTGGAAAACTACGATATAAGAAAAGTTCCGATGGTACGTGTTACCTGGTTTGACGCTAAGGACATGGAAACAGGTTGGTTGCATATTAAAGAAATAGTAAGTGCGCCGTTGGCCGTGTGCCAAGAAGTAGGATACATGGTTGTAAATAATGACGACAAAATAGTAATAATGAGATCTTGGTGCACAGATAAAGAAGATAATCACGGAGGAGGGGCGATAGCAATTCCACGCGGATGGGTAAGAAAAATAGAATATTTAAAGGTAGATTATGCAACACAATAGTAATACCGAGTTTGTTATGTACGTTGACAATTTTTTGTCTATTGAAACTTTAGAATCTTTACAAGAAACTTTTTTAAAAATTAATTACGGTGAAGTAAAAAACCCAGAAGGTCAGGTCTACGGCCATAGACATACTTTTCCTCATAGTTTTCACACAGATCCTTTACTACAATTAATAAAAAATTATTTTTTTCCTAATAGAAACCTAGAACCAATATCAGTCAGCGCTCACAAAAGACAGAATGATAAAGAGCCGTTGTTTCACGTTGACGTAGAAAAAGACAATGTTGCAAACTTTTTGTTATTTGTAAAAGGTGAACCACTTCTTAACAACGGCACAGGATTTATGACTGGTAAACATTTATCATCTCATATTGGTTTTATTGAAAATAGAGCCTTGTTTTTTAACGGTAGTAAAATACCACACTCAGATTTACAGTCTTTTGGTGACAGTTCAGAAAGATACACACTTAATATTTTTTACAAAGATGCATAAAGTATTCGTAGCTACACCTTGTTATGGAGGATTGATAACAACTGAGTATTTTAAAAGCTGTATGCAATTAGTTGCACTAGCTGCAACAAATAAGATAGAACTACAGTTTGCAACAATTGGAAATGAATCGTTAATTACAAGAGCACGTAATACTTTAGTGCAATTGTTCATGGATGGCGATTATACTCATTTATTGTTTATAGACGCGGATTTAGCTTTTAATCCTGAGTCAGTTATTAGAATGTTGGAGTATGACAAAGATGTAGTTACTGGTATCTATCCTAGAAAAACCATAGACTGGACAAAAGTAAAGAGAAGACTAAAACAAAATCCTGACATGTCAGAAGATGAACTGCTTGCATCCTCTTTGCAATACAATCTTAATGTTGCAAGCCCTGAAAAAATAATGTTGGAAAAAGGTTTTATAGAGGTCATGGACGGACCCACTGGTTTTATGATGATAAAACGTAGCGTGTTTGAAAGAATGGCTGACGTTTACCCAGACTTAAAATTTGTGCCAGATCAACATATAAATCAGCCTCACGAGACAGAGTTTGATTATCATAAAACATCTAATTGGAATTACACTTTTTTTGACACCATGGTAGAGCCAGAAACTAAGAGATACTTGTCAGAAGACTACGCTTTCTGTCGTTTATGGCAGAATATGGGTGGTAAGATATACGCAGATATAATTTCAGGTATGACACACTACGGAAATTACGCATTTAAAGGCAATGTTGGAACTCAATTCTTGCCACAAAACAATAAGTAATTTATTATTCCCACATGCAATTAGTAGACTTAAAGTTTCAACCAGGTGTTGACAAACAAGATACGGCTTATTCTGCTGGAGATGCTCGTAAGTATATTGACTCTGATTTTGTTAGATTTCACTACGGTAAGCCAGAAAGATGGGGTGGATGGTCAAATCTACCAAATCCTAATAGAACGGTAGTAGGAGCTGTAAGAGACACGCATTCATGGGTTGGTTTAGATGGCACAAGATATTTAGCTTTAGGCACTGATAGAAAACTCTACATTTACTCTGAAGGTAAAGTTTATGACATTACACCACTTAGAGAAACACAAGCTTTAACTAATCCATTTACTACAAACGGTACCACAACAGTAACAGTTACAGATTCATCTCACGGATGTTTGGAAGGTGACTTTGTAACATTTGATTCTTTTTCTACAATAGATGGACTTGATATGAATCAAGAGTTTGAAGTAACAAGTGTTACTTCTGGTAATGCTTACACTGTAACTCATACGAGCACAGCATCAGGATCTACATCTGGAGGTGGCGGATCAGGAAATGCTAAATATCAAATAAATATTGGTAGAGATACATCAACGTACGGTACAGGTTGGGGTACTTTGTCATGGAACGAAAGCACATGGGACACAGCAAGATCATCTTCTACTGTAGTTCTTTTTGGACGTAACTGGTCATTAGACAATTTTGGTGAGGATTTAATTGCAACAGTTTTAAACGGTGGTACGTTTATATGGGACACTTCAAGCGGTTTGTCTAGTAGAGCAACCGCATTATCCAATGCTCCTACTGCGTCAAGATTTAGTTTAGTATCTACTGATACAAGACATTTAATGCTTTTTGGCACGGAGACAACGATTGGTGATGCATCTACTCAGGATGATTTACTGTTTAGGTTTTCTGATAGAGAAGATGCTACCGACTATACACCTGTATCTACAAACGAAGCAGGCTCTTTGCGTATATCTGACGGATCTAGAATAGTTGGAGCAGTTAAGTCAACAGGTCAAATACTAGTTTGGACGGATACGTCATTACATGGTATTCAGTTTGTTGGCACGCCTTTTACTTTTGGACTTAGACAGCTAGGTGCAAATGCTGGTCTAATAGCTCAACATGCAGCGATAGAGGTTAATGGTAAAGCTTATTGGATGTCAGATGACGCGTTCTATCTCTACGATGGTATTGTTAAAAAAATGCCTTGTTCTGTTCAAGATTTTGTTTTTGATGACATTAGTTACACTAACAAACATGAAATTGTTGTTGGACTGAACACAGCATACAATGAAATAATTTGGTATTATCCATCCACAAATGCTACTCAAATCGATAGATCTGTAATTTATAATTACTTAGAGGGCACTTGGTATACAAATAGTTTAGGTAGAACTACTTGGCTCGGTGCTTATGTGTATGAAAAACCTATAGCCACAGAGTATAAACCAGCGGTCACTGCAAATGTATCAACGATACTTGGTCTAACAGATGGTGCTTCTTTTATTTATGAACACGAGTCAGGAAATAATCAAGCCGATGGCACTGCCATAACTGCTTTTTTAGAAACTGGTTCTGTTGAAATAGCAGATGGTGATCAGCTCATGTCTGTAAATAAATTAGTACCTGACTTTGATAATTTAACTAATACTATGACAGCTAGACTTACACTGGAACAGTATCCTCAATCTGCATCTAACGTTACATCAAACGCTAGTATTACCAGCACGACTGAAAAAGTAAACGTAAGAGGAAGAGGGCGAGCTGTGAAAATTAGATATACAACAAGCACTGTTGATGATACACCATGGAGACTTGGTTCACAAAAATTAGAAATAAGACCAGATGGTAGAAGATAATGGCTAAAATTAATATTACTAGATTACCAAACGCAACTCCAGAGTATGATGTCAGTCAGTTTGACCAAATGATTAGATTGTTAGAACAAATAGTTTTTTTATTAAACACAAACTTCCAACAAGATTTGCAAGAAGAACAAGAAGTGGAGACATTTTTCCTTGGCTAATACATTTAAAAGCGCAATGGTTGATATGACTACGACTGGTTTAACAACTTTAGTTACAGTTCCAACAGCAGATCCTGGTGCTACGCCACCAGTTCCTCCAACAACAGATATAGTTAAATCTATTTTAATTTGTAATGACTCAGGAAGCACAACATTAGTAGACTTAGAAGTAGTTAGGTCCTCTGCTACCTTTGAATTATTTAAACAAAAAAGTGTTGCGACTAACACAACAACAGAACTATTATCACAGCCATTAGTTTTACAAGAGTCTGACGTGTTAAAGGCTCAAGCAAACGCTGCAAACCAAGTGCACATAATTGTAAGTTTTATGGAGGTTACAAAAGGGGCACTTTAGAAAGGATTAAGATGAAATTACAAGGTTTATTTATTACTCCAGTTTTTACCATGGATATCGAGAATGATTATAATTTAGTAGAAAAATTGTATGATTTAAAAAAAAGAGATGCCATTGGCTCTCCTAAATCTAATGTTAATGGTTGGCACAGTAAAGAGGATTTATATTTACACGATGATTTTAAAGAAATAACTCAAGATATAATGTATCACTCGCAGCAGTGTTTTCATGCTTTAAGTGTTAACGATAAATACACCCCAGAAATGACTGGACTGTGGGGCATGATTAATCCACCAGGTGCAAGAAACAATGTTCACACACATCCTCTTAATTATTTGTCAGGAGTTTTATACTTGAAAGTTCCAGAAAACAGCGGAAACATAGTATTTATTGAGCCTAGACCACAGGCAGAGGTTTTTGATCCTCCTAAAAAGTCTGATTTATTACCAAATCTTGCACACACTGTGCAGTGGGAAGCTAAAGAGAAAAACTTGATTTTTTTTCCATCATGGTTACAACATGAAGTACAACAAAATAATTCTAATCAAGATAGAGTTATTATGAGTTTTAATTTAAGATGGAGGGTGTAATGCCAATAGTTGAAGACGCAGAACAAATAGGGACAGTAGTTTTGGAAGACGGACGAGTAATTCCTAGATATAAAGTAAAAACAGAAACTACATTAACAAACAAAGATACGGGTCAAGAATACGATTCAGAAGCAGCTATGCAAGCTGATATAGATGATCCAAACACTTCTACAACTGCAGAAAAAATACAGCGAGATGTAAAAGTATTTGCTCCATCATTAAAAGATATGTTGGGTAAAACTCCTAAGTAGATTGTTGACACTCACATCCTTGTCCTTCACATATTGGACAAGTTGGATCTGAAGAATGACTGTGATGATTACACTCTTTTAAGTGACGTTCCATGTCTCTTTCAACTGCTAGTAGTCTTTCATGATAATTGCTCACCTTACCAGCAAGGACAGCAATAGCTTTTAAATATTCTTGTTCGGTCATAATATCTCCTGTGATTGTTAATTTTGGTGAGAACCTAATGTAAGCATATTTTTAGTGTTCGCAACAGTATTTTTTATAATTGTTTTCTTGACAAATAAATGATAATTCTTTCCCAAGAAAGTATGAAAAGTGAGTGTCATGTATTTGGTAGGATAGTAAAAAAATATAAGCTATCAAACGAAGATATTGAAAGTATTAATACTTCTTATGAAAAAGCAAAAAAAAATTTAAAAGACTACGGACATAAATTAGCTGGCAGATTAGACTCAGAATTAGATTTTAAAAATTTGTTAACACAAACTAGCGCGTTTAATAAAATATCAAAGTGCATGCGTGATTATATTGATACATGCTTACAAAATAATGTTTATAAAGTACCTATTGATGGATTAAATATTGTTAGTTGTTGGGTTAATGACATGAAGGCAGGTGAATATAACCCACCTCACACTCATCATGATCTAACTGGTTGGTCTACTGTTTTGTTTTTAAAAGTTCCAGAATTTATTAATGACGCAAATCGTCCTCATAAATTCATGGATGGTCAATTAGGTTTTGTTTACGCTAATGCTTTAGGAACATATTATGTAACACCGCAAGTAGGAGACTTCTATATTTTTGAAGCTGCTCATCAACACTTAGTCTTGCCTTTTAAAGTAAAAAAAGAAGGAGAGGTAAGAAGATCAATGTCCTTTAATTTTGTAAAAGAAAAAAATGAATAAGTATCACAAATCAATAAATTATCTATTGGATCTTAATACTCAAAACATACCGCATAGTGGCAAGAATTTTTTTGATCATTGCGTAAATGTTTATAACATTTTAAATAATTGTAAGTTTGACGAAGATGTTTGTTTTGCTGGTCTTTTTCACAGTATTTATGGTAATGATATATTTACTACAGGAAAACAACTAAACGTATCTAGAGAAGATATTAAAAGTATTATTGGAGAAAGAGCAGAAAGTTTAGTTAATAAATTTAACACTGTGCCTAGGGAAAAACTATGGCAGGATGACGATCAGGATATAAAAAATATATTAGTAGCAAATGAATTAGACAACAAACCATTATTTGAAATATTTGATAATGTATTTGACGATAAAACTATTGATTTACTATATGCTGTTTTTAGAGACCAAAAACGATGGCTTTTTGGTGGTCATGGCGTAGATCCAAACAACAGAAAGTTAAATGCGATTTTATCCAATAAAAACAAGATAGATAATATACTTTTTGATTGTGCTAATAAAATAATTAAACAAAATAATCTCGATAATTTTGTTACTTATAAAAGAGCATATGCTAGTGGATATTTACATGGCACAATACATGATCTACACACTGATGACGGCGCAGATCAATACAATAAAGTTTTTACTATTATGTTTTATTTGAATAAAGTGTGGAATATAACTTACGCTGGTGAGACTGTGTTTTTACATAATAATGAAATGATTACATCGGTATTACCTAAAGCAGGCAGAGCAGTTTTGTTTGATGGATCTATTCCACATTTAGCAAGAGATCCATCTAGAATTTGTTCTGAATTACGAATGGTTGCAACTTTTAAATATAAGGTAGGTAAAAATGTTTGAAAATAAAATAAGTTTTAACGCTCATGATGGTGCGATGGTTGATTTGTGGCCGCACCCTAAGCCAGCAGGTAGGTTTGTACCAGAGGCGTATAAAAAATTAAAAAGACACAAAGATGGTAATTTATTCGAGCCTACTGTAAAAACTTGCATACCTTTTTTAGATGCAATAAATTTTGGATACATAATTCCTTTTGATCAAGACTACTTAGTCAATCCAGTAGAAAATGATTTTAGTGTTGTCCCAGCTAATAGAGAGGAGGGTCATTTTGGTTTTCATGGAAAAACGCAACTACCTGAAGAGTGGCAAAAAAGAACAGGAGAAAACGCAGGCAAATTTCATAACAAATGGTTAATAAAAACACCTCCTGGCTATAGCTGTCTATTTATTCAACCGATGAATAGAAACGAACAAAGATTTGAAATTATATCTGGTGTCGTTGAAACGGACACATATACAAATTTAATAAATTTTCCATTTATATTAGGAAAAAGAGATGAACAGTTTTTATTAAAAAAAGGAGAAGCTATGGTTCAGGTTATACCGTTTAAAAGAGAATCATGGAAGATGTGGAGTGGTTTTTACTTTGAAAAATTACATGCTAAAACACAAAATTTGTTAAATAGTGAATGGATGGACAGATACAAAAAATATTTTTGGAGTAAAAAATCTTTTAAATGATAACCACATCTGATTACATTAAATGCTATAACAACATTGTAGACCAAGAAACATGTAAAAATATTATAAACAATATTAATATAGACGATTTTAAAAGAGCCACTACCAGAGACGGAGATGAGTCTAGCCTTAGAAATTGTTATCAAAACAAACTAAATAATGATTTTGATAAAAAGATTTATAATTGCGTAGGCAAAGTTTTACAAAAATATGCAAATGACTTTCGTTATTTTTATACTGGATTAACAACAGAAGATACTGGCTACACTCATTTAATATATAAAGGATCTGAAAAAGGTGAATATAAAACACACATAGATCATTATGATTTAAACCCAAGAGTTTTAAGTTGTTCTTTTATTTTAAATGAAGAATATGATGGTGGAGATTTTTCGTTTTTTGAAGGCAAACATGTTGTTAAAAAGTTAGCTGGTAGCGTTGTAGTCTTTCCTAGTAACTTTTGTTTTCCTCACGCTGTTACACCTGTAACAAATGGTGACAGACACGCAATCATCACCTGGATACATTAATGAAAGAGTTGTATAAGTATGTGCAAAATATGCTTTCATCCGATATGGTTGAATTTTTAACGTCGTTCAGTTTAAAAAATTTTTCTCACGGCGATTCTCAAGCTCCATTATCTTCTGCTAGTCACTCTAAAACATCTGATATTTACAAGCATATTATTTATTATCTGCAACCAATTATGGAAAAACAAACTAATTTAAAATTAAAACCAATTTACTCTTACAATAGAATTTATCTTGGGGGATCTGAATTAAAAAAACATGTAGATAGAAAAGCTTGTGAGATAAGTGCCTCTATAACTTTAAAATACTTTTATAAAGATCCTAATTATAAATGGCCTTTATGTATGGGAGATACACCTGTAGTTATAAATACAGGAGATGGCGTAATTTATAAGGGCTGTGAGATACCTCATTGGAGACCTGTTTTTAATCAACCAAAAGAATTTTGGCACCATCAATTATTTATTCATTATGTAGATTTAAATGGTCCTAATAAGGACTGTGAGCCTGAAAATTAAGAATAATTTTCGTCGTAGTCGACCCAAGATTTTGACCAATCAATATAAGAAGCTGTAGCACTAGCATTACCTGCATGAAAATCATCAGCTTGGTTTCCGTCGTCAAGCCATTTAGTCAAAGCATTTTCTACGTAATTATTATAATCTAACGTAGCACTTTCAATTTGGCCTTTTCTAGTTTCTCCCCACGCCAATAAATCAGCTATTGTTGTAGATCCGACTGCATCACTTGTAGCTGATAATGGAGTGTTACCTGTCATCATCCCTGTTGATGCATCTTTATTTTGAATCTCATTTGGGCCTGCTACATTATTATAAACAACAGCATGAATTGTGTTTGGTGTCCAACCATCTACCCAATTTTTCCCTTTGTCTGCCCAACCTATTCTATAAGAATCGTCTAACAAAATTGATTCACCGTTTAGTATTACAATTTGTGTAGCCATTAGTATCTCCTAGTGTTTAATTATATAGTTAACCACCACAAAAGGTGAGAATGAGTTTGTTCCTGAAGCAGTAACAGAACCAGATAAGTTTGTTGTAATATTACCTGTTAAAGTTCCTGATAAATTATGACCATGATTGTGACCCGTACCAGATCCAGCATTAGTTTGTTGTATGTTTGATCCAGTCATACTTGCTGTAATGTTAAATCCAGAAGATTGTCCTCTACCACCCATTGATCTAAAGAATCCTGAAGTTACAAAACCTGCCATGTCTGGGTTACCAGCACCTGATTGTGTTAGAACAGGGTGTCCATGACTTGCTAACTGAGCAGTTGTTAATGATGTATTATCAATGTTACCTGTAACAGTTACAGATTGTGTGCTTGTAGAAGTTGCAGCTTTGTTATCAGTAACAGATACCGTAACAGTATTTGCTCCACCAGTTCCTGCTAAATTGTAGGTATTACCATCAAAACCTTGTGGCATTTTACCTTGTAGCTGAGGGACGTTAAAAGTTGTTGAACCATCACCAGATCCATAAGTTGTAGAAATTACAGCAAATAAATCTGCAAACGTAGATC